AGGAAGAAATAGCTGGACTATTCGTACGGTGGTTCAGAGTTTTCAACAAAAACACCTTTAGAGATTCTATACCAGGATAATATAGCGTCACTAGGGCAACCCCTATACGGGGTTAAGTAAATTATTCAAATATAAGGCAATATATGATTCGTCCAATAGGTGAAAGGTTATTAGTGAAGTTACCAAGTGCAGAGAAGCCAAAGGCAACTAATGGTATTATTTTACCAGACTCTATTAAGGGTACAGAAACCAAATCTAAAGGAGAGGTTATTTCTCTAGGGGGTGGTGCCAAAGATACGGGGGTAGAGAAGGGGAATATTATATTATTTGGTAAACATGCAGGAGAAGAGGTTGAATTAAATGAGTGTAAATACAAGATACTAAACATAAAAGATGTTTTGGCAATAATAGATTAAACAAAGTGAGTATGGCTGGGAATCAACATGTACCAGACCCAAGACAACAGGACTTCCTTAAATACTACTTGGATAGAAAAAGTGATACTTTTAGTAATGCCTACAGGTCTGCACAGAAGGCTGGTTACGGAGAGGAATATTGTAAAAATCTAACAGCACAGATGCCTACTTGGCTATCCGAAAACATACGTGATGAGAAACTTATCAAAATGGCAGAGAATAACCTTGAAACATTTCTATCTGATGATGAAGATGATAAAAGGGTTAAGGCTGATATGACAAAGTTTACTCTTAAGGGATTAAAGAAGGATAAGTATTCAGAAAGACAAGAGCATACTGGTAAAGACGGTAAACCTATAGAGGTTAACATTGCATTAGACGATAATACTTTCAAGAATATTATAGGTCTTTATGGAAGTAACAAAACAACAAAAGATAGCAGTGCTTAAAAGAATATTTAGCGAGGATATAGAATGCTTCGGTAGATATTTTTTTTCTGAGTATCTTAGCTTAGAAACACCTCAGTTCCATAAAGAGATATTAAAACTATTGCAATCTGACGAGAAAAGGATTGGTATAGCCGCTCCACGTGGACACGCCAAAAGTACATTGACAGATTTGATATATTTATCTTGGGCGATAGTTCACAACAAGGCTAATTTTGTATTACTATGTTCTGATACCTATTCGCAGGCTGTATTATTTCTTGATACAATAAAGGCGGAGTTCGAAAAGAATGACTTGCTTAGAAGTTTTTATGGAGAAATGAAAAGTAATAGATGGTCTGAGGGGGAAATCATTGTTAATGGGATAATGGTAAAGGCTGTAGGGGCTGGTATGAAGGTGCGTGGACTTAAGTACTTGAAGGATAGGCCAGATCTAATACTTGTAGATGACTTAGAGAATGATGAGCTTGTAATGAGTAAGGCTCGTAGGGAAAAGCTTGAAAGGTGGGTAAATGGTGCTTTAATGCCTTGTATGGCGAAAGGTGGTAGGTTTATATTGATTGGTACTGTCTTGCATTATGATAGCCTTTTAATGCATATATTGAACCCTGAAATTTACCCTGAATTCACAACCCGCCTTTATAGTGCTATAATGAATGGGAAAGCACTTTGGCCCGAACATTTAAACTTAGGGGAATTAGAAAAGATAAAAGAGAATTATGTTCGTAAAGGGCAAGGGTTCTTGTTCTATCAGGAGTATATGAATGACCCTGTATCTGATGAGAACAGGAAGTTTAAGACAGAAAAGACTAAGTATTACGAGGATATTGAAATAGACAAGAAGCAGTTGTTGACGTATATCACTTATGATAGGGCGTATAGTACAGAAAAGACGGCTGATTTTACTGGTATAATAGTTGTAAGTGTTGATAGGGATAATAATTGGTATGTTCGACAAGCGGAAAGGTTCAAGGGCGATGAGCAGGAGTTGATAGAAAGGATGTTTGACCTCCACAAGTATTGGAAACCAAGTTCGCAGGGTATTGAGCAAAAGGCTTATGAATACACCCTTAAGAAATGGTTAGAGGATGAAATGCGGAAAAGGAATCAGTTTTTTGTACTAGAGCCATTAAAAGATGGTGGAACTGCTAAGAACCAGAGGATTGAAGGGCTGTTACCACGTTTTCTAAGTGGTTCAATATACTTCAAGAGGGATCAGACAGATTTGCTAGATGAGTTATATACGTTCCCTATGGCTGTGCATGACGATTTAAGTGATGCTTTAGCATATATGAATGTAATTACACAAAAACCAAACGCCACTAAACTAAAAAAGAAATCACACCGTCCAATGACAAAATACGGTGGTTAAATTTTTAAAAATATGGCACTAGGTAAAGAGTTAGCAGATAAGTTGGTGAAAATAGCTTCTAAACAATTAACATCAGGAACACGTCTTAAGAAAAATAGGATGGATACTATAAAGGAGATTGAGGATTTATACAACAATGAGGTTGTTGAAATGCTTGATAACCGTGTTAATATACCGTTTCCTGTCATGTCAGGGCAGATAGATAAGTTTTATTCTAAGGTTGACAATCCTCCTACAGTATCATTTAGGGTAACCGATTTACCTAATTTTAGTGATAAGATTGAGGCTGCGTGGAAGGATGATAGGTCTGTTATGCGGACACGTTTAGATCAAAAAGATCGTGCCGAAAAGAAAATGGCGTTGATTAGTGGTCGTGCAATTGCCAAAATCTATGCCTCTAGTAGAGATAATCAGTACAAAGCTCACTATGACTTAGTGGACTACCATAGCTTCGTATGTGAGGGGCGTAGAGGGCATCTAGAGGATAATTTATATTGTGGGGAGACTGATATCCTTCGCACGCTTTCTAATTTAGAATCTGGTGCTGAAGCAGGGATATATGATAAAAGACAGGTTGAGTTATTGAAAGGTGCGGCAGCTGAGAATGATGATGTTTTAGTTGTTGCGCAAGCGGGGGCTGATAAGTTCAACCGTGCAAAAGCTTTGGGATTAACGCCAGAGGGTAATGCATTTGTAGGACAACAGGTTGTAAGCTTGGTTGAATGGGCGATGGATTTTGAAGGTGAGCGATATTATTTATTGTTTGAGCCAAAGTCTAATGTTTGGTTAAGGGCTGATAAACTAAAAGATGTTTTTAGTTGTAATAAGTATCCATGGGTAAGTTGGGCTGTTAATTATGATGAGTATAACTTCTGGAGTAAAGGTGTTGGTGATGATATTTTACCAGTAGCAGAGGCTATGAGATTGATCCTTAATGAAACAATTGAGAACACTCGTAGACGTAACCGTCCAATGAGAATAATTGCGGCAGATCAATTTGAAGACCCTAATGAGCTACAAGAATATCTACCAGATAATGTGATTTTATCTACACCAGGAAAAGATAAGCAGATAGTAGATATCATTACTCCTGAGATAACAACAAGCGTAAATCTTGTACAATTCTTGGATAGTTATTTAGGTCAAAAGACGGGTGTAGGTGATTCTGCTACAGGTGTTACAGACAGAGACACTAAGGTTGGTGTGTTCTTTGGGACATTGCAACAAGAGGCTGATAGGATTGGTACAATCAACAAAGAATATTCTGATAGTTATGCAGAAAAAGGGTATCGGTATTTCTGGGGGCTAAAGGATCATCTTACAAACTCAAAAGCAATCGAGTTACTTGGTAAAGATGGAATCCACATGGACGAGCTTACTAAAAAAGATCTAAGTGATGTGGGTGATGTTGATGATGTGGTTGTTTCAGGTGGTTCACGTGAAGAAGAGATTGATGAGATCAAGTCACAAAGACAAAGTAAGGTTTTGGCTGAGTTAACTGGAAATCCTGCGTTTTCACAGAAACTAAACCCTGATTGGGTGATTAAGACTGCATTAAAAACAGGTGGGTTTAATGATGATGATGTACAGCAGGCACTTGATACAAAGGGTGGTTCTGATACTCAGTTAATCAAAGAGGCTGACTATGCTATACGTGAAATTCTATTAGGAAAAACCCCTCGATTGAACAGAGGTGCCACAACATCTTTCATGCAACATATATTAGATTACGATATTAATAATATTGATATAAGTAAGTTGGATAGAAAGGGGAATGTAGTTGGTGTGGACGAGAAAAAAGTTAAAGAGTCTCAAGCACTTAGAGCTTATGCACAGGCTCATATGCCGATAGTATCTGAAAATATGGTGCGTAAGACACGGGATATCGGATCTAAGTTGTTACAAGGGGAGATAGAAGGTCAGTTACAGGAAGGTGCAAGCAGTGAGGAGATTAATCTACCAGCTCCAACAGAACAGGAAAATCAGCAGTCTACAGCTAGACCTTTTGAAAATGGCACAGGTACACCAGGAGCAGTTGCACAAAATAGTCAATTATTATCACAAAGTTTAAGACCATAGTATGGATAAGTACGATCAATTAGAAAAACTATACCCTAGGAGTCGTGGACAAATAGAAGTTTGGCGTAAACAGGAGAAGCGTGCTATAATAATGTTAGATATAAAAGATCACCCTGCTATAAAGGCTTTAGAGGATGAACTTGTTAAGTCAGTAGGTCTTATTAATAGTAAGTTACTGGCGGATGAGCAGTGCAGTGAGGTTGAAAGGGAGCGTTTATTGGTTGATCGGAAACGTTGTGAGTGGTTCTTGGTTAAATTCCCTAACGCAGAAAAATCTATAAAACGTATAAACAAACAAATACAAAAGAAATTATGAATTATAAAGAGATAAAGGAGAAGTTAACTGAGCTTGGTGTAGAATTTAAGGGAAATGCAAAAAAGGAAGACTTAGAGGCATTGTTGGCAGAGAGTTCTGTGTCAAAGCCAAAAGAGATGTTAGATATTAACCCATCTGAATCTGGTACAGTTACGAATGAGTATCGGCAAAAAACAGAGTTCCTACATACAACTTCTAGTAGACATGATGCAGTAGATGTATATTTGAAAAACGGTGAGTTTGTTAGGACGTTTTCAAGAGAATTGCACGGTGATGGTTATGTTGAACTATCAAATAAATTTGTAGAAAGCCAGTTACATAAGAAGAGTTTGGAAAACCTTAAGAGGTTAAGAGAAGGAAGATCCTTAATTGTTTAAAACATAATACGCCACCATTCTGATAGTGAGAGCTTGGCTATCAGGGATCGTTAAATCGGTGGCGTTTTATTGTATCCCTGGAAGTCAGACCCGCACTATTAGAGTGTGGGTTTTTTAGTGTTAGCTTACACTTAAACTAAGCTTTTTAGCAGAGTAAGAAAAACTGCTTATAATTAAACTTTAATCATTTTGTTATGCCACAAGACGAACAAAAAGAAGTCCTAGAGCAAGAGGACGAAAACATTGCTACAGCTAACGATTCAACAGCTGAACAAGAGGTGGATCAAGTAGAAGAGTCTCAGGATAAGTCTGCACAAGTGGAGGAATCTAAAGAGATTCAGGAGGAAACCAAACCACGTCCTGTTCATACAGTGCCAGTTGGTAAATACAATTCTGAGCGTAAACGTGCAAATGAGTTAGAAGCTCAAATGAAAGAGCGTGATGAGGAATTGGAGAGGTTAAGAAGCCAAAAAGAGGAGCCTAGTATTCAAGATGTTAATTCTGTTGCGGAGCAGTATGGGTTAACGGATGAGGCTGCAAAGGCTGTAATTGGTCTGATGGATGAGAGGTTCAAACCATACCAAGATCAGCTAAAGGCTACTGAGATCTCACACCACAAACAACAAGCACAGGTAGAATTTGACGAAAAGGTTTCTGGACGTATTGCCGAGGACTTCCCTGGTGCTACGCAAACATTTATTAATCAAGTGAAAGAAGCCGTTACAGACCTTGCATTTACTAAGAAATATAATACCTATGAGTTAGGAGATATTTACGAGGTAAGCAAAAAAGGATTTTCATTCCAAAACAAACAGTCTGCTGAGCCGTCTAGTGGCGGGGTTAGTGGTGGGATTGTTGACTATGGAAATGTTACAGAGAAGGACATAGAAAAGATGAGCTTTCTTGAATATAAGAAGTATTCGGATCATATGGCCTCTAAGGGTTCTAAATGGTCTGACGGTAACTAAAAAACAAATATATGGCAAATACACACAGTTTTGAGACAAAGTTTTCAAAACGAATGCAGGCTAGTTTTTACAACATGCCTATCTTTCGTGGGATTGTAAACTTTGAAGAAAGAGCTAACTTGAGTGACGGACAATCTGTTGTTCGACCTCGAAAATCAATCATGACAGCAGCTGATTACACTCGTGGTACAGACGCTTCTTTACAAACAATTACTGAAGCTAACGAAACTTTGACTGTTAATACAGCAAAAATCGTTCCATTTTCTATCGATGACTTAGATAAGGTGCAATCAAACTACCCTTTAATGAACGAGTATGCTGATGACGCAATGAGCGTGATTAATAGTTCATTAGATGGAGACATCCTAGCTGAATACACAAACGCTACATCTACTGTAGATGATGGTGACTTAGGTGGTACAGCAGGAAACCCGTTCACAGCTACAACATCTAACTGGACAAAGGCAGTTTCTAAGGCTATGCAAAAATTACAAGAACAAAACGTAGACCTAACAGGAATGATGGCTTTGCCAGGTGACTTTGCTAAAAAGATCGGATTTAAAGGATTAGTTGGTAAAGGTTTTGGTGCTGTTTCTCCACAATTAAACCAATTAATGGTAGAAACATTAGGATCACGTGAAAGTGACTTGGGAGACCGAGTTGGTGTAAACGGATTCCAACGTTCTTATTTAGGTTTTGATATGATGCTTTCAAACAACACAGCTTGGAGTGCAGTATTAAACCTAGCTACAAACCCAACAAACGGTGATACAGTGGTTATTGATGGTGTTACATTCACATTTGTATCAACAATCGGTTCTACAGCTGGTAACGTATTAATTGCTGGTGCAGTTGACGGAACACGTGCTAACTTAGAAGGTGCTATCAACAGCCCAACAACAACAGACGCAAACCAAGTTGCTGTTTCTAGCACACGATCTAATAACTATACTTTAGCTGATTCTGAAAAAATGGATCTATTCACAGCTACAAACGATGATACTGCTGACACTTTGTCATTAGTTGCTAAGGAACGTTCATGGGTTGCTTTATCAGAAACATTAACTGATGTAACAGACGCATTCGTTAAAGAAACACAACACAACTTATTTGGTAAAAAAGGTGCAATTGATATGGTTATCCAAGTTGCTCCAAAGGTTTCAACTTCTGATATTCCTTTACAATTAGGTAAATATGTTAAACCACACGTATTGTATGGTAAAAAGACATTTAATGAAGGTGCTAGACAATTAGTTGACGTTCAAATCAACACAGCGGCATTCTAAATGTCAGCTTTGTAAAATCGCCATCATATAACTAATGGGTATGTATAGGGGGTTTTCCCCCTTACATTCTATTAACTTGGCTTATAAAGGTTCTCAATAGTAGTTTTCTCTACTCCCTTTCTGGGGGGTAGGCTAAGATTATTATAAAAAACATATGGCACTAACAGGGACTCAAATAATTACAAAGTTTGAGCAGATGGTGGAAGATGTATTGGATACAGATTTCACACTACAACTCTTGAATGACGCTAAAAATGAGATTGAGGCTGAATACGCTTGGGAGCAGTTAAAAAAAGAACAAACTATCTCGGTGACAGCAGGCTCTACATTGGATACTAACTACTCGTTAGCGTCTGATTTTGCCTTTGCGATCTCATTATATGACTCTGGTTACATAGTTTATAACTTGGTTCCTTTTGAGGAGCGCAGAAAGCGTAGAGATCAGCAATATGCTTATGTTATCGACTATGCGAATACAAATTTACAACTTCTTGGTCAACAGTCGACAGCACAAACGTTTTACCTTTATTATATTAGCTTCAGTGATGACATTGCAGCTGGTACAAGTTGGGTTTTTCCCGATAGATTCCATTATATACTTCCTTTGAAAATGGCTGAGCTTTATTATGCTGTTGATGCAGGTGAAAAGGCTCGTGCATGGGATGATAGATGGTCGAACCAATATGAAAGAGGTTTACTATTATTGAAACGTTGGGATGCGAAAATGAAACTACGTGCTAAAAAGTCTTCATCTTTTAATAGTTATAATCCAAAAGGGGTTAATTTAAATCGTTCTGATAGATAAATATGCGAGAACATATAATTGAAAACTTTAATATCGGTCTGATAACAGATATTGAAGCTAAGTCTATACCAAAGAATGCCTCTAGTAGCTCTTTAAATTGGCTAACTAAGGGAGATCGAATAGAATTGTCTGGTGGTTATAATATCGTAGGAGATGAAAACTCAGGTGTTGGGAAAATTACAGGGTTGGGGACAGGTGAAACGGTAGGCGGTGCAGATGTTACGTATCGGACAAGAGATCAAAGGCTGGAGTATTATGATGCATCAACCGAGACATGGACAGAAAATGGAACCAATCTACTGACAAGTGCGGCTAATGGTGAGGATATCTCAATTTCACACTATACAAGTGCAGCAGGGTATTATACCTACATTTCAAGCCCGAATAGTGGCCTTTTTAAGATTAACAATAGCTTTCCTGCGGCAAATAAAGATGTTTATGTCAGTGGTACGAACTATAAAGGTTATTTAAAGGCGACAGATACACGCATGTATATGTGGAACACAAGTGAGACTTTTAAAAACATATTAAATGGATCTCATAAGGATACACAAGATGAATATACATCTACTACTGGTGAGAATATTGGGACTGGTGACGGTATCCTGGTAACCTTTGCTGGTACATTAAGCAATATAACAGGTGTGAGAACTGCACATGCTGTCGTTGCAACTGATACGGTTGAAACATTTACAGATAATAGGGATGGTACTTTAACGGGTTCGGCAGGTGGTACGGGTACTATAAACTACTTAACAGGTGCTATTTCTGTGACATTTAATACAGCTCCTACAAACCTACAAGCAATTACTGCTGATTATGATTACGAGGACTCTAATGCTACTGGAATTACTAATTTTGGTGCAACTACGCCTAGAGTTGCAAATGAGGGGTTTTTCTTGCCACAAGCGACAGGTGGTGATATTTTAAATATTTTCCTGTATAACCAAGAGCTATATGCTATGCATAAGACTAATACATGGCTATTTACTATAAGTGTAGATGACCTTGATATTTCTAATCTGGTGTATCGTGAATTGACTGGTATGCCAAACTGGCGTGCGGGTGTTGCAACTGGTAATGGTATTTATTTTATAGATACAAGTAATCCTAAAGAGATTAGATTTAAAAAGATTAGAGTTAGTGTACAAAATAACAGAATTGAACCTGAAATAACAAGCTTTAAGTTAGATTTGTCAGGTTATAATTTTGATGACGGTGTTGTTGAAGAATGGGGTGGCTTTATATTGTTTTCTGGACGTACGAACGGGTCATCGCTGAACAATCGTACCTTTGTATTGAATGAAAAGTATAATAGTTGGGATATTCTTGATTATTATGTTTCTTGTTATACAAAGAACGGTGGTGAGCTATGGGCTGGAGATAGTGCATCTGATAATGTGATGCGATTATTTAATGGGTATAGTTCTAATGGTTCTATCTTGAATAACCATTGGGAAGGTAACCTTAGCCAATTAGGGATTGATGAGATTAAGAAATTTAAACGCTTAACAATTAAAGGTCAAATACAAACTGGTCAAAGCTGCAAGGTTTACTTATCTTATGACGGTGGTGGTTTTAATGAGATAGGGGAAATTGATAGCGCTGGAAGTTATGTAGATAAGAGTGCGGCTGTTACGGTTGGTTCTCAAATTGTTGGTAGTTCTGAGGTTGGTGGTGGTTCTATCACCTCGGCTGTACAGGCATATAATTATACAAGGGAGTTTAGGGTACGTTCTGAAAGATTTGATCGTGTAAAAATAAGGTTTGTTGCACAAGAGGCAGGATACCTAAGTGTTTCAAGGATTGGATATTATGATGTTAAGACGTATGGTCAGAAGAATTTAAAAAGATATAGACAAGTAATAACATAAAAATATGGCTACTATTCCAAAAGTAAAGATTTATTCGAACT